CCCCCCCTGTCTTTCTGAAACCTTCTCTCCCTGAGACGATCCGAACAGTGCCAGACTCACCATTTAATAAACCTGATACGCTTGATTTCGATGCAAAATGATACGGAAATAAAACAGACCTCACGAGGGGTCGGGCTAATCGGCAGCACTGAGCCTAGAATCCACACGCCCTTACTTAAAGGTCGCACAAGGTCGCAAGAGGTTGCCGATCTAGCTGAGAAAATAGGCTTGCCGTTAATACCCTGGCAACGCTGGGTGCTAGATGACCTGTTATCTGTAGATGATAATGATATGTGGATCAAGAAGACTGGGCTCATTCTTGTAAGTCGACAATCGGGCAAGACTCATCTGGCTAGAATGCTTATATTGGCACATTTATTTATTTGGGACTCTAAGAATGTTTTGGGTATGTCATCTAACCGCAATATGGCATTAGATACATTTAGAAACGTTGCATTTACTATAGAGGACAATCCATTCTTGAAAGATCAAGTAAGGCAAATACGCCTGGCCAATGGTCAAGAATCTATTACATTAAAAAATGGTGCTAGGTATGAGATCGCAGCTGCTACTAGAGATGCACCTCGTGGAAAAACCGCTGATTTCTTATATCTTGATGAGTTACGTGAATGGTCAGAAGAAGCATTTACAGCTGCATTACCAGTAACACGTGCAAGGCCCAACTCTATGACTTTAATGACCAGTAACGCTGGCGACGGCTTTAGCACAGTGCTTAACGATCTTAGAGAGCGTTCATTATCTTATCCACCAAAGACTTTAGGTTATTACGAATGGTCAGCGCCACAGCACTGTAAAATACACGATAGAAAAGCTTGGGCTATGGCAAACCCCGCCCTTGGATATTTAGTAACAGAGCAAACCCTGGAAGAAGCGGTAAACACAAACAGCATAGAAGCTACTCGCACAGAAATGCTTTGCCAGTGGATTTCAAGCACTGTCAGCCCTTGGGCCTATGATTCAGTCCAACAATGTAGCGATAGCACTTTAGAAATCCCAGTCGGGCCACAGACAATTATGGCATTCGATATTGCACCTACTAGAAGATCAGGCGCTTTAGTAATGGGCCAAATGAAAGACGGCAAAATAGCAGTCGGACTTGCACAGCTTTGGCATAGCGATATTGCTATAGATGAAATGAAGATGGCAAGCGATATAAATGAGTGGGCTAAAAAATATCACCCGACTACTATCTGTTTTGACAAATACGCTACCCAGACAGTTGCGACCAAGCTTGAACAAAGTGGCTGGCGATTGGAAGACTGCAGTGGGCAAAAATTTTACCAAGCGTGCTCTGACCTTGCCAACGCACTGGCTCAAAACACTATGGTTCATTCGGGGCAACAGGATCTAGTGCAACATCTAAATAACTGTGCAGCTAAAACCTCAGATTTTGGTTTCCGTATAATTAGGCGTAAATCAAGTGGCGAGGTGACAGCCGCCATATCACTAGCGATGGTTGTAAGTCAATTAACTAAGCCACAACAAACCGCACAAATCTTTGTCTAACTTGCACCAATAGTCCGATTTATGGTATAAAGTATACATATGGGTCTATTGTCTGCTTTGGGTATAAACAAAAAAACTGAAACTGTCCAAGCGCAATACGCCCCTGCCATTATGGACACAGCTTATGGCTATGGTTCATTTACAACTGGTGTTGGTAATTTTCCTGGTGGATTAGATCGCAATTATGCAATGCAAGTACCAGCTGTCAGCCGTTGCAGAAATCTTATTGCTGGTGTAGTTTCATATCTGCCATTAAAACTTTACAAGAAGTCTAATGGTGAGGAGTTGGGGAACCCTCTTTGGCTCGATCAACCAGACTATCGACAACCACGATCCGTCACTTTATCTTGGACTGTCGATAGTTTGTTGTTTTATGGTGTCGCTTATTGGCGCTGTCTTGAGCTTTTTGCAGACGACCTGCGCCCATCACGTTTTGAATGGGTTGCTAATAATCGAGTTACATTTACAACAAATAAATTTGGCACAGAAGTAGAAGAATACTTTGTAGATGGCGTAAGAGCGCCAATGTCAGGTATTGGTAGCCTTATCACTTTCCAAGGCCTAACACAAGGTGTATTGCAAACTGCATCACGCACAATACAAAGCGCATTAGATATTGAAAAGGCTGCAGCTGTATCTGCACAAACCCCAATGCCATCTGGCTACATTAAAAACACTGGCGCAGACTTACCAGAACAACAAGTATCAGGATTATTAGCACAATGGAAGCAAAGCCGACTAAATAGATCTACAGCATATTTAACTTCTACTTTGTCTTACGAAACTACAGGCTTTAGCCCTAAAGATATGATGTATAACGAAGCCCAACAATACCTAGCAACACAAATCGCTAGAGCGATGAACGTACCTGCTTATTACATTTCAGCAGATATGAATAACAGTATGACCTATCAAAACATTATTGATGGTCGCAAAGAGTTTGTTGCTTATTCATTACAGCCATTTATTTGCGCTATTGAAGACCGCCTATCTATGGATGACATAACCCCACGTGGCCACGTTGTTAAGTTTGCTATTGAAGAATCATTCTTACGTGCTGACACAATGAAGCGTTTAGAAGCATTAGAGAAAATGCTAAATCTAGGTTTAATTGATATAGATGATGCAAAAGAAATGGAAAACCTAACACCTAACGGAAGAGAACAAGACGATGATACTTACATTCAGTAGCCAGGTAGAAGCTGCGGATACAGAGCGCAGAGTAATTGCTGGCAAGATCGTGCCATTTGAAGAGGTAGGCAATACTTCTGTAGGTAAAGTGGTTTTTGCTAAAGGCTCAATCGAGATCGGTGATCCAGGCAAGGTTAAGATGCTTATGCAGCACAGCGCAGAGCGGCCTATCGGTAGAATGCAAAAGTTTAATCAAACAGAAGACGGAATCTACGCATCATTTAAGATTAGCGCATCGATGCAAGGCCAAGATGCTTTAATCCTTGCAGGTGAGCAGTTAATCGATGGTTTGTCAGTTGGTGTAGACGTTAATAAGTCTATACAGAAAAAAGATTATTTATATGTAACTAGCGCAACTTTAAAAGAAGTTAGCCTAGTCGAATCACCTGCATTCAGTGCAGCGCAAGTAACTAAAGTTGCTGCTAGCGAAAGCGAAGCAGAGACACCAATCGAAACTAAAGAAAGCGAGGCTCCTGTGGAAGATTTAGCAACAGCGCCACAAGAAGCAAAGGCAGAGGCTGCTACTCCTACAGTAGAAGCCGCACGCCCAGTAATTACAACACCAGTTATCCAAACATCTATCCGTACGCCAATTACATCTATGGCTGCTTATACAGAGCATAAGATCAAGGCTGCATTAGGTAATGATGATTCAAAACTGTACGTAGCTGCAGCAGATGATTCATTTGCAACAAACCCAGCATTTTCTCCAACTCAATACCTAAGCGAGTTTGTAACTAACACACGCTTTGGCACACCAGCAATCGATGCTTGCTCACAAGGCACACTACCAACATCAGGTATGTCTATTTCAGTACCTTCATTGGTTACAAGCGTTGGTGGCGGATCAGGTGTTGCACCAGAAGTAACTGTAGAAGCAGAAGCTGGCGCAGTACAAAACACAGGTATGGAAACTCAGTACCTAACTGGCACAGTATCTAAGTATGCTGGTATGAACACACTCTCAGTTGAATTACTAGAGCGTTCAGACCCTAACTTCTATGCAGAACTAACAAAGCAACTTGAGTACGCATATTTGAAGCGCCTAGATCAGACTGTATTAGCAGCTTTGATCCAAGCAGGTGCCAATGGTACAAATACAACTGCAGACCTTGATGGTATCGTTGCATTCTCAACAGAAGCAGCACGTACTATCTACACAAACACTGGCTATTTCGCACAGAATTACATCGCTAACCCAGCACAATGGGGTGCGTTAATTGGTGCGCAAGATACAACAAAGCGCCCAGTATTTAATGCGTTACAACCAATGAACGCAGCTGGACAAGTTACACCATCATCTATCCGTGGCAACGTGCTAGGACTTGATCTATATGTAGACAAGAACTTCACAGCAACTACATTTGATGATGACTCAGCAATTATCCTTGCACCAGAAGCGTTTACTGTATATCGCTCTGCGCAAAACTTTATGTCTGTTAACGTGGTAAGCAATTTGCAAGTACAAGTTGCAATTTATGGTTATATGGCAACAATCGCTAAGATGCCTAACGGAATCTTGAAGTACAAGAAGACCTGATAAGACCCGTTAATCAATAAGTAATCCCCTGGGGTTTAGTAGCCCTAGCCCTGGGGGAGTTTTTAAGAGAGGAATACAATGCCAGCCGTCTACGTGACCACAGCTGAATTACGCTCGAATCTTGGAATTGGCACTTTGTATACCGATGCAACAGTAGAAGAAGTTTGCCAAACTGCAGAAGATTTAATTAACCAGTATCTATGGTTTAACACTGCCCCAGTAGTAGCTACATCATTACAAGATAACGTGGCAACACTTATGCTTGCTAATCCAAACGCATTCGCTGCGACACAATCAATAGTGGTAAGTGCTTGCGGTGCCGTATTTAATGGCACGCACACAATCACTGGCACAATTCCACCGACATCTGGCACTACTAGCCTGATCCCAGTATTTATGTATAACTATGGCCAAGTCAATTACCCTAATGGTTATTCATTTGTGCAATACAACAAGACAGCTGCAAACCAAACATTTCACAAGGTAGTTCCTTATGGATTAGTTACTGGTTCAGACCACAAAACCCAATCTTATGCGACAACCCCAGCAATACGTGAGGCAGCGATGATCGTTGCTGTAGACATCTGGCAAGCAAGACAAGTTAGCCAGACTGGTGGGGTCGGTATGGATGGGATCAGTGCCAGCCCCTATCGGATGGGTTATCAGCTGATTAACCGAGTGCGTGGTCTCATCCAACCGTATTCAAGTCCAGCATCACTGGTGGGCTAATG